CACGCTACTGGACAACCCCGGACGTATGCAGCGGCGCACGGGACATGAGCAAGATCGACCCGGAAGCACAGAAGCGGGCGAACACGAAGCGCACGACCGGGCTGCCAACGGAGGCGCAGAACTGGGCCACACCACAGGCACGCGACCACAAGAACCCGGACAAGCCAGAGAGCGGGAACTTCCAGCGCAAGTTGCAACAGGGCTACACCATCGATCTGAACAGCCAGACGGCGGCGTGGGAATCTTCGCACCAGGCCCAGCCGACCCAGCCTGGCCCGGAATCATCCAGCAATGGCCCCACCTCGCCCCGGCGCTTGAACCCAGCTTTCACAGAATGGTTGATGGGCTGGCCCACCGGATGGACGATTGCCGCCCCCAGCGCCTCAAGTGCTGCGGCAACGGAGTCGTGGCGGCACAAGCTGGCTTTGCACTTGTCGGACTTGTGCGGAGAATGACTGAAATTTAAGCAACCCAAACACAGCCCGCCCAGTGCGGGGTTTTTTACGAGCAAAACATGGAATACCAAGACTCCCACATGAGCCGCGTGCATGCGGCGCTCAAGCGCCAGCCCTTATGCAAGTGGCCTACCTGCCAGACGGAGAAGTACCAACAGGACTTGGCAGATCAGATTGCCAAGGAGTTGGTTGGCGAACCCCGCAAGGCTGTGAAGCTGAGTGACAGCGAAATACTTACAGCACTGGACGTTGAGTACGTGTCAAGCGCACAGAACAGAGAGTTGTTTTTGTCTGACGCAAGAACGATTGAGCAGGCTGTGTGGGCAAAGTTGGGAGTTGAGCCATGCCAATGATTTTTTACAGCAAAGATGAGTTCAAGCAAATGCAAGATCAACTCAACGTGAAAGCCATGTCTCTAGCCCAACGCTTGGCTGAAGCCAAGGGGTTCCCCTGCATCAGGAAACCCAATAACGCTGGGCCATCTGATCGAAATGACTATTGTTGCGGCTGCGAGGCCGCGCTTGAACAGCCAGCACCAGTGCAGGAGCCAATCGGGTATCTGGCATTCAGAGACGGCAAGCCATCATGGGATGAAGATTGCGTTTGCGAGGATGCCGTATACCCGGTTGACGCAGATGATGACCGTGTTTCGGTTGCCATCTACACAGCACCCCAACCTGACCGCATAGCCCAACTGGAAGCAGCAAATACCAACCTGTTTGAGCAAGGCCAGAAGATGCACAAGCGCATTCAGGAGCCATCTGACAGTGACTACGCAACCATCGCTGGATTGGACGCATCAATAGGACACCTGAGCAGACTGGTTGACGAGCAGAGGAAACTGCTTGTAAGGTGCGCTGATGTTTTTGGAGTCGATAGGTTCGGCATACCATTTGAAGATGGTGATTCCGAGCTTATTGACAGGGTACGTGAGATGGTTGCCACCACTACAAGCCCAACTGCGATTCAATGGCCGAAGGCCAGGGACGTTGGCCGCTATGGAGACATGAGCCAAGAAGCACACATGCGCGTTGGCCTTGACTCTGATAACGATGTTTTCGTCAGCGTGTGGGATGGCGCAGGCGGTGCAACTGTTGAGTTTTGCACTCCCGGCGCAGGCGGCGGCAAATCCAGTGAGACACGAATGGCCCTTATTGCTCTCATGGTCGCCATGGAAAAAGATAACGCAAGGACGCCGCGCCTTGACTGGTGGGCCCAAAGAATGGGTGCTGCGGTGATTGACGCTGCTATGGAGGCCAAATGAACGACACCGTAACGAAGCTGATGTGGATGGTTGATGAACTGACATTCTTGGCAGAGCGAGTTATTGACGAGCGCGACAACGCCGACATATGCCTTGCCTCTATCAACGCCAGAAACAAACAACGCCAAGCCCTGCAAGACGAGTTGGTGCGGCTGTTCACGCCTTTGACGGATGAGCAGATCAGCAATGTCTTTCGCAATGCCAGCCCCGGCTGGCTTGAGGAAACAGACACTTGGTCCTTCAAGTGCGGGATCAAATTTGCAGAAAGTCGGCACGGCATCACAGGAGAAAAGAATGAACCTGCCTGACCCCGACACCCATTGCTTTGACGATGACACACAGCAAGATGTGTGGAGCTACTCGAAAGAGTTGGTCGAGCAGATTCTGGCCCAAGCGGACGATGACTTCAGTGCTGGGATGACAGTCGTGCATTTGCAGGTTGCTGACCAGATGCGGAGGAAGTACGAGCCTGTGCTGCGGCTGGCGTTGGAATCGCTTGACCAAACCTGCGGTGACAGGTGCAACGCTGAGTACAACCCATGCCATGCGCGGCTGGCAGCGGACGCAATCAGAAAGGTTCTGGGATGAGCAAACCCGCCAGCAACCAGACCCGCTTGCATGCAGCGAAGGCAATTGCTAGGCATATGCAGCATACATCTCCGCAAAAAATGATGCTCACCCTAGACACCCGTTCCATCCTATCTAGGCCACGACTCCAACAACATCACTGAGTCAGCGGAGTGGCTGTCAGCCGCTTCTGCCAATCTTCCAACCTCTGCCGTGCATTCACCAAATACGGAGTTGAGGGTTGCGGCGTGCTGACGGACGGAAGTGCAGGTAGCGTTGGGCAAGGCGCTACGGGCGGTGGTGAGGTCGTCGCGCAGCCCGTCAGCAATGCTACGAGTACGAGCAAGATCGCGGCCAAGATTAGCGATCCGACTTTGATGTTTTCGTTCTGCTGCATTTTGGATTTCCTGTAGGCGCTCGGTTTCCCGTTTCGCATTGGCATAGGCATCAACCAGTAGGGCCGACTGCGCTGCCCGTTGTTCTGCAATGACTCGTTCATATCTCATCCCCTGTATCTGCCACGCGCCAGCAAAGCTGACAGCAGCGATTGCGCCAGCGACGATCAACTGAACTGGGATCATTGCGCCACCATACATGCGCGTGAACGCTCTTGACTGCGGAGCCACACCCCATAGCAGCCATTGGTTCTGATGCTGCAATCACGTCCAGCTACAAAGCGGAAACGCTCATAGGCTTTGCACGACCCGGCATAGTCGCCAGCGTTCGCCAGCTTGACGATGCTGCTGTTGCACAGCGTAGATGGGCCATACTGGTAGGCAAAGTCCACCATCAGGTCGTACTCTGTCTGCGACAGTGGAGCAGTGACGCAACGCTTTACGCCAGTCTCATCTTTTTGGATGTGCGCCAAACTGCGCTGGATACCTTCGATTGGTTTAATGGTGTCACCCATCTGAACGGGACTGCCGTCTGGGCGCTTTGTCAGGCCGGGGCCAACAGTCGGCACATCGCCCTTGACAGGAATGACTGCCTTATCAGTCCATCCCTCATGCGAGATAAGCGCAACCATTGCAGCAGCAGACAGGCTGAGTGCGCCTATGGCTGTGCGTGGGTGCTTCATGTCAAGTCCTTTTGCGCAATCAGCCGACTGACGAACGCCCCGGCCACGGCCAGGCCAGACAGGACGGCGAACAGCTTGGGTGGCACGGCGTCACTGAAGAACGGCAACATCACCTCGGCCATCGTCAACAGGAACGCCAGCACCATGAACTTCACAGACCATGCCTTGCGCATTACGTCTTTCCAGTCTGCTTTAAAGGTCATCTTTGCTGCCTTGTTCGTTGTTGTAGTCGTTGTCATCGTTGCATTGCCCAATGTGATCGGCCACTTCGATCAGCACGACTACGACCAGTGCGCACAGCACCAGAAACAGCACGTCTATGGGGCTCATCAGTACACCTTGAATAAGTTCGACGTGGCGCTGATGGTCTTGGCTGGGAGAATCCCACTGCCGTGAACCTGCCACATGGTTTGAACGATGTAGACCCCCACGGGCAATGTGTTGCACTGGCCGTTTGTCCACCATGAAAGCGTCAGCGTGTTGGGAAGGTCAGCACCCTTTTGGTAACCACTGACTGCGCTCTCAGAACACACTACGTGGCCTTTGCCTGCGTCCACCACGCGAACGCTCACGCCCCATGTGCCGCTGAAGTCGCGGTGAATGTCGCGCTGTACGTGCATCAGAATCGGCTCACCAACCTTGGTGTCTTTGACGTGTACGGACTGCACATCCATCCACCAGCTTGCAGGCCACATATGGACGATGGCAAGCGCGGTTATCCACAGCACGCTCAGAGCGAATGCCGCTTTGCCGAAAACCACGTCTTTGACTTTTGCGATCATTCCAGCCACGCTTTCAGCACCGCTTTGATGTGCCCAGATGCGACCACAGTTGCAGAAATGCCAGCAAGCAAAACGATCAAGAGCTTCAAAGCCTTGCCGAGCACAAGCCAGCCGCGATAGGCTTCAAGCACTTCACGCACCAGCGTCTGTTCCTCGGCAGAAAACTGGGGCATCCCTTTGACAAGAGCCTCTAGCTTTTCGATTGCGTCGTTTTGATCTGCCATCCATCCCTCACCTGAAGTTTTTAAATCTGATCCCACACAAAGCCGTCCCAGGCCAAGCCAGGGTTTTCGTCTTTGAAATCACGCACACTGCGGCGCGGCCAGCCTGCCAGGGCTTCCAGGTGCTTGTCGCTGACGCCCCAGGCTTTGCACTCGGCAATGAGGCCGGGTACGCCGCCGGTGCTGAAGGCGGCCATCAGGTGGTTAAGCAGCGCTGGCCCTGCCCGCTCGGCAAAGGCTGCGCGGTCGGCGGTGAGCATGACGGGAATAGGCACGGTGTAGCCCTCTACTGGCTTGGGGTTGATGGGGGCAATGTCGATATGCTGCAGGCCTTCGTTAAGTGGCAGCAGGCTTGTGTATGGCAGGCCGAAAAAACCACCGTCGCCCCACTCAGAGCCCCAGCTGTTTTCGACCAAAAATCGACCAGCTGCGTCATCAAAACCCACAATGCACACGTAGTGCATGCCCAGGGTGCTGATGGTGTCTGGCGGCAGGTTGTGGGTGCGCCAGGTGCGTTTGTCGGCCAGGCTAAACAGCGCCTGCGTCACGCGCATGCACCACACCACGGGCACGCCCATGCACAGCAGGCGCTTGACGGCTGCCACGGCATCCGTGCCAAGGTTGGTGCGCACCAGGCGGTAACCCAGCTCGCCAAACTGCGGCACGGCAGCGGGCGGGTTGTCCCACGGGCAGGCGTGCTCGGGCAGAGTGCCATTGATGCGCAGGGCGCGCTCCAGCGTTTCAAACGTGCTGCCCACGTTTTGACCAGGCATGCCCGCCCACATGCGCACCCACCACCACAGGTGAAAACGGCTGAAGCGCTTGGGGTGGCCAGCGTGGTCGTGCATAGCATCGAGCGCATTCACCACCGCATGCGGGCCGCATGCATTGGTGGCCGACTGGTTGTAAACCGCGTCGATGTTGGAGCGCAGGTCTACATTCACAGCGCAGCCAGTTCTGCCCTCAAGGCAATGGCCTGCGCCTCCAGCTCGGCGATGCGCGTGGTGTTGCTCTCGCGCAGTGCGCGGATGCTTTTTGTGTCGATGGTGGCAAGGTCTGCCAGCACATCGAAGCGTGTGCGGGTTGGCTCGACAGGCACAGGTGCTGCCCACTGGTCACCGCTGACAGTCCACCCGGCCTCAACGTCATCAGGGCACGGCACAAACTGCGATGCGTAGGCTGGCTGGAAGATGGCGAACGGGTCAACACGGGCCACTTCTTTGACCAGCCCGTTTTCGATGTATGCGTGTTTCATGGTGTGGCCTTTCATGCGTAGATGAGAACGATTGCTGCGCCGCCTGTGCCGCCTTCGCCACCAACTGAGCTACCTGCGCCACCACCGCCGCCGCCGTTACCGCCGCTACCGCCAAATGCGTATGTATTTCCGCCAGAGCCAGACTGCCATGCACCGCCGCCGCCGCCCAAGAAGCCGCCTTTCCCTCCGGTTACCCGACCACCACTTGTCGCACCATAAGCCCCACCCCCACCGCCACCGTCTCCACCGTCTCCAGCGGTAAGTAATCTGGTCGCGTTGTTTTGCAAACCACTGCCACCAGCGCCAGCGCCGATTGCGTGTGACGCGCTTACACCGTTTTCGTCAATGTAGCGAGGTGCATTTCCTGGGCTTGTCATGTGCTTAAGCAGCACATCCGTGAACGTGTTGAAGCCTGATCGTCCTACGCCACCCAGCCCATTGAACGTGTGGTCAACAGCAGCACCACCGGCACCACCGCTGCCACTGTTCCACCCTGTGGATGAATAGTTGCCGCCAGCCCCACCGGCACCACCGCCACCGCCACCTTGGTTGCCGCCGCGCCCACCGATACCGGAGCCGCCACCGCCAGAGCCAGAGCCGCCCATGTAGCCGTTGCCAAGCGGTGAGCCAGCAGAACCGCCACCGCCGCCGCCAGTGCTGCCGCCGCCACCCGCACCGCCGGAGTAGTTGCCACCGTTGGTCACACTGACATGCTTGGATGCTGTGCCTGCCGTGCCACCTGACGCACCACCATTGCCACCGGGGTTTGCCGTGAGGTAGGTTGTGCCGCCAATTGCAAGGGTTGCCACGCCAGCACTGATGGTGATGTTGACGGTCTGTCCAGCAGTTACGGCAATGTCTCCGTATGCCATGCCGCCGCCGCCGCCGCCAGAGGTGTCGGTAGAAGATGTGGATAAACCACCATCCCCACCCTTACCCACGGCATACCCGCGAATGCTTGTGACACCAGACGGCACGGTGTATGTGCCTGTGGCTGTGATAGCTGTCCAGACGGGTGTGCGGGACGAGACTGATATGTCGCCGCTGCCCAGCAGGCTTGTGCCGCCGACTGTTTTTATGTTGGTGCCGCTGACCAGTGTGGCCTGAACGCCAGTTAGCGTGTTGTTGGCAATGTTGATGGTTTTATTGGTCAGCGTAGCGGTGGCGCTGCGCTCCGACGTGATGTCGGATGCCGTAGCCATCCCGGTGACAATGCCGGTCATGCCGTTGACACTGGTCACAGGCCCACCCGCAATGGATGCTGCGCTTGCTGCGGCCGCAATGGCGCTGTTGTTGGCGTTGGTGGCACTGGTGGCCGCACCGCTTGCGCTACTTGCTGCGTTCGTTGCCTGAGTCGATGCTGTACTTGCAGACGCTGCTGCGTTTGTCGCCTGAGTGCTGGCTGTAGAGGCAGAACCCGATGCCGCTGTAGCACTTGATGCAGCACTTGTCGCACTCAATGCTGCTGCTGTGGCTGACGTAGCAGCATTGCCTGCTTGTGTCGTTGCCAGAGCTACCTGTGCCGCACCATTCGTTGTCGCATCTGTAGCGGAGTTGGCCGCATTGGTTGCTTGAGTCGTTGCGGTACTTGCAGATGTTGCTGCGTTGGTTGCTGACGTACTTGCTGCACTGGCACTAGATGCTGCTGCCGTAGCTGAAGTCGATGCGTTGCTTGCCTGAGTAGAGGCTGTCGTTGCTGAACCTGCCGCTGCTGTGGCTGAACCACTCGCCGCGGTTGCACTGGTTGCTGCGTTGCTTGCCGCTGTCACCGCAGCAGCCAGGTCCACCGTCGCAATGGATGTGATGGGATGGCCTGATGCGTCAAAGCTCAACACCTTCAGCGCACGGCTGATGGCATTGGGCAGTGCGTTTACCGCAGAGCCACCTGTCTGTCGCAGTGTGCGCTCAGCCTCACTTGCTTCAGCATTGAAGGCGGTTTCAATCGCCGCAAACTCTCCTTTGAGTTCAGCAGAGCCGACTCGCTGCGTAGGCTGCGGGTTGTATGTGCGTGTGTAGTTTCCCATTACCTGTCCAATCTGCGTGGGGTGAACACAGTGCTGATGCTCTGCAATGTGTGTGGCATCTCTTTTGCTGATTGCGAAATCAGAGAAACGCTCAAGTCAGTACCGACACCATCCAGCCGCACTTTGTTTACTGCGGACCGTGGGGTGTCGAAGAAAGATTCATCGAAGTTGGTGAGTTCAAAATACGCACCGATGCCCAGGCGCTCGATGTCGGTCACATCGGTCAGGCCAATCTCAGGGTTGCCCAGTCCGTACTCGCCAAGCACCTTCAGCGAACATGCGCTTTCGGTCTTGCTCTCGATGTCCACACGGCGAAACCGCTTCTTGTGCATCGGAGACTTGGCGTGGTTGAAAGCCAACTTCAGGTAGCTAAAAATCTCGCCACCATCGAAGGACCGCCCACGGTCAGCCTCATAGACGTAACCATCGTCTGACCCAAAGAAGTTGCGGTGTTCGCCGTTGATCACAGCGTCTGCTGTGGCGTACACCAACTTGCCGTAGTTGATCGGCATGAACGCCAACACCTCACCGTTTTGGGTGGGGATGGCTGTGATGCTCAAGCTGTCGCCAGCGGAGAAGAAAATCCGCATCCTGGCCGTGGCGCGGTTGACCACAGATGCCAGCGTGGTCCTGCTCTTGAGCAGTCGCTGAATGCGTGCCGACAGTGGCAGGCGTGCGAAGTTGCCAAAGTTCTGAGAAGCCTCAACCGTGGCAACCCCCAGTGTGTCGAACACCACAACCCGGCCAAGGTTCTGCGTGCTCCAAGGCTGTGCACCAACGTCATCCGCAAAGTTGACGAATCGCCAATCTGCTGAACTGGAGCCGTACAGCACCCATGTCCTGCGCTCGGTCAGCACCATCAAAGCACCTCCGTCAGAACCGGAAGGCAGCACCTGAAAGCCCGTGACCGCATCACCCGCTGCAATCTCACCAGCACCCAGCACAGCGGACCATGAATAGGGATCGCCAATGGCAGAGTGCTGCACAGAGCCAGCAAAGCTGAAGAACAGGTGGTTGCGGTGTGCGGCCACATGCGTGGGTGTGTCAGTCGCCATGCCAGTGCTGATGGGCACCAGCACGTCACCGTCGAAGTCAAAGCCTCGGTTGACACCATCAGCACCGTAGATGCGCTGCTTGCCTGCCGTGCCTGTGAAGTTGTAGACAACAGAGTCAAGCCGTCCACCTGGCGCAAGCGTGATCTCGGTGCTTGCACCTGAACAGGTCGCAGTCACACCAGCGGTAAACGCGCCAGCGGTGAACTCGTTTGTCGGTGTGGTGATGATGAAGCGGCCAGCAGCAGTGCCTGCCGCCCATGATCCAGACTGCAACACCACACGCTTGACGGTGGTGGTGGCCGTACCCTTGGTGATGACAGAGGCTTCTGCTGGTGGTGTACCAGAGCCAGCGGTGAACGCCAACTCCCGGTAGAACGGCACCAAGGTCCAGCCGCTTGCGCTGCTTTTGTAGATGGCTTGTGCCGTGCCGCCTGCGTTGTCGCGCCAGGCGTAAAGCGTTGTGCCCAGCACCTCAAGTCCACGGATGCGGCCAGAGCCTGGCACCACGGCAATGTCTGCGCGGTAGTCCGCAGCAGCCAGTGTCAGGAAGTCGTTCTCATCAAACCCGTCAATGTCGCTGCCGTCTTGAGTGAACACACCGACAACGGTTGTTGCCACACGGATGTTCTCGCCATAGGTCCATGTGCCTGTCTGACGGGTCACAACAATCTGGTTCGTGCTGCGCAGAGCCAGCACCTTGGCAGTGGCACCAGACGTTTGTCCGTTGACGGTATCGCCAACGATCACACCAGTGAATCCAGACGCAGACTGCATCAGCCTGTACACGGAATCGCTTGGGCGTGGCCTGCCGTCGAATCGCTCGTAACCGCCGATGCGCTCATAGCCATCGAGTGCAGATGACTCGTAATTGAGCGCACCCAGCACAGCGCCTGGCTTCAGGGTCAGTTGTGCTGACTCAGCATCCAGCCCACCTACAAGTGGGAAGTACTGCGTCTGAAGCGGTGTCTGCTGCGCCTTGCTCATGCAAGCGGCCTCGCAGAGATGAAGCGCATGGGCAGCTGAGCCTGCAACAATGCAGGCAAGCCCGTGCTGTAGTTCTGTGTGGCACGTTGCGCCACTTCATTGGCAGCGTCATAGCCACCGTACTCGGCCAGTGCGCGCCACACGATCAGCATCTGAAAGCGTGCAGGCAGCAGTGGTGCGTCAGTGTCGGCGCTCATGTCAACAACATCTTTGATGTAGTCGGCACGGACCTTGTGTGCAGCGTCAGGCGTTGGCCCAACGTACAGCACACCAGCCGGGTCTGTTGACCAGAACTGCAATGCGCCAGCGTTGTGTGTGCCCTGCACAAACATCTTGCGGAACTGGTCCCACTGGAGGTACGTCAGTTCTTGCTCGTTCTGCTGACCGTCAGAGACGCGCCAGGCAGAGGGTTTGTATTCGGGGTTCGCTGCTTTCCAGCTTGCGAAGTCTGACAGTCCAAAACCCGGCGAAGCCGGGTCGTGTGGAAGTGTCATGGCGGTTGTCTCAGCAAGGCCAGCGCCCCGCCGAAACAGCCACGATTCATGCATCAGACAGATGTCACGATGCGCCCAATTGACCCACTGGAAAATGCGTGCGTCATCACCAGTCGCTGTGGTCACTGAGAGTGGACCACCACCGGAGATGCCTGATTCACGCTTGACAGCCTGGGCCAGTTGGAGAAAGTTCACGATTTAGTCCTTGCGTTGCAGGGGGAAGCGTTGCTTCTGCACCCACTTCATCTTTGCCAAGTTGTCAGGGTCATCGATGTCCTCTTCCTGAATGGTGTACAGGATCGACTCGATGTGGTCTGCCATCTCGACTGGCACTCGAATCCACTTTTCGCGCTGAAGCGTGATCTGGTAGGAGTTGATGCCGAAGTACGGTTCTTTTGGCTCACCAGCCTCTGCCTTGAACAGTTTGATTTCGCAGGTTTCCCCACAAAAACCATGCTGCTGTACAGCGACGGCGATGTTGGTTGTGGAATCGTTCGGCTGCACGTCAGCAGCGGGTTTACGAGTTGCCATGTCTTGAAGTCCTAGTGAAGAGGACCAGGCTTGTAACCACCCGGTCCTCTGAGTCACTGCGCTGGTTAAGCGGTTACACAGTGTTCGATGCGGGTCATCCAAGCGTCATTCAGGATGGCAGCGGCGCTGTACATCTTGAAAGCAACGTGACCGCGCTGACCCATTGGGTCGGAGTCGCTTGGCTTGGGGTTGACCACGATTGGAGTCAGGCCAGAACCGGATGCGGCCAGGTTGACGGTGGCGTAGGAATCCTTGCCAACGATCACAGACTGGTACACATCGGTGTTGGTGCCGCCGAGCATGCTGTTCAGCGTGGCAGAACCTGCGTTCGCCAGAGGCGAGTACAGAGTGCTGGACACAAAACGGATGTTCTCGAAAGAACCGACTTCGCTGTCGCACAGAGGCTTGAACGTGCCGTAGTTCTGCACACGGGTGTAGCCGCTTGCGAAGTTGCTGGTGTTCTGCAAGTCCATTTCCACGTTGGGGTGGATGAAGCAGACATAGCAAGGAGGAATGGGTGTAGTACCCACGCCATCGGTTGCGTTCAGCATCGATGTCAGTGGCTTGGCATCTTGTGCCTTCAACTGACGAATCGCCTTGCGTGCAGTGGTTGCATTGATGGCGGTGTTCAGCGTGTTGCGTGCGCTGCCGTTGGAGTACTGCACTTGCGTACCAGCGATGATGGTGTTGTACACAATCATTTCCTGGGTGTCGCCAGCGGTTTCGCCCAGTGATTGAGCAAACTCGTTCAACACGGGGTCCTCGTGCGTGTCTTGGATCACGTCGGTGATCTGGACACGTTGACCGTACTGAGCCAGGGTGGCTGTCACGTCAGTGCTGGTGATGTTGCCAGCGGAGGGTGTTACGCCTTCAGACAGGGGAGTGGTGGAGGCAGCAAGCTTGCTGTAACGACGCCACTTGACTACTTTTGTTTTGCCTTTGGGCACGGCTGTGACCACGGCAAACTTAGCCATGTTGAGGGAGGGCATTGCTCGTTCGAGCATTTTGTCCACAGCGTAGGCTGCGGTACGGGGGGTGATGTCACCATAAACGGCCATGATTAAGGCTCCTTACAAGTTGTGGTTCAGGCAGCAGCCTTCAAACGCTTGTTCCGAAAGAACGCCAACGAAGCCTCAAAGTCATCCTCTGCTGGCATGCCACCCTTTGCACCGCTTGCGCGGGAAGGAAGGCCAGCCGCAGCTTGGAGACGCTGGGTGTTGCTGGTGGTCTTGGGAGCAGCGGGTGTCGGCTGCGATTGAGTGGGGTACTGAGCGACGGGTTGCTTTCCGCTGCGCCGCAAGTGCGCGTCGTAGGCATCCATCACGGCAAGTGCTTCGTCCGGGGTTTGCCCCTTGGCGAATGCCTCTTGCACTGGCTTCGGTGCAGCGTTGATCCAGGCGTTGAAGTCCTGGCTCTTCACCACATCCACAGCGGTCGGGTAGGTGGACTGGAACGTTGTCAGTGCGGCCTGATAGGCGGCTTGGTGTTCCTGTTGCCTCCGCTGCTCTGCCTCAGTCCGCAGCCCCTCAAGCGGTTGAATCGCTTGTGCGGCGGCCTGTGTGGCAACTTGCGCAGCCTTGGTATCCACCGACTTCAGGGCCGCGCCAACCGCCGCGACAAGTCCTGAAAGCTCGGGGAAGTCCTTGACCTTTTCGGCCACTTCTGCCAACTGGCGTGCTGCGTCATCGCTCAACTCTTCTGGCACAACTGGCTTGCTCGATTGCTTCAGGCTGGCGTTCTCACGCTCAAGCTGTTCTGCTTTCGTTTTCGTTTCGTTGTACAGACGGTTCAAGGCGTTGACACGGCCAATCTCGCTACGGGCTTTTTGCAATTCCGCTTGGGTCTTGCGTAGCTCATCAGCAGGATCGGCTTGCACGGTAGTGGTTTCCGTGGCCTTGGGTTCGGTGCTGGTATCGTTTTCAGCCGTGGCAATGGCAGGCGCAGGCGCTTCTGCAACGGGTGCAGGCTCCTGTGTTTCTACGGTTTCAGTGCGTTCAGATCGCAGTTCAGCCAAGGCCTCTGCCATCTGCGTTTCATCGTCCATAACCTGTTCAGTGCTCATCGTTTCTCGGCGTAACCCTTTCGGGCCAGAGGCGGTTGACACCGGGCAAATTCACCCGTAGCGCAACTTTCGCGGCGATGGTCTAAATCAGGAATGGCTGGCATATATGCCAAGGCCAGAAATGAAAAACCCGGCGCTGTGGCCGGGTCTGTTTTGGGTGGTGTAGGTCAGTCTCGCTTGAACAACTCGCTGCGCTTCTCTAGCTTGCGGACAGAGTCATTCAGTTCGCGCATCAACTTCACGCGCTCGGTGTCCAGTTCTTTCAACTGCGCCACATCATTGATGTTCTCGGTTGCCAGTTTGTTCAACTCGGTGATGTCACGCCGAATGCTCTTGTAGTCAGACAGCAGAGCCACCTCATCCTTGCGCTCAGTCTCAATGCGCTTGATCTCTGCCTCGTTATCAGCCTTCTCAAAGCCTTTCAGTTCAGCCTCAAGTTCAGACAGGCGTTCAGAGTTGCGGTAGTACCGTGACCGCTGAGTGTCTTGCTCATCAGCCTCCCCAGCGAAGCGCCCGCCCAGCGGGATCATGCGTGGCTTGATGTCCATGCCGTCAGCCTTCAGGCCAGCGATGTTCAACGTCTTTTCCAGTTCGCGGTACAGGCCACCACCCGCAGTGGTGAACACATACTGGACCTGCTCCGGTGTTGGGCTGGCGAGTCCTTTCTTGAACTCGTTGCCACCTGATGCAGCGTTGATTGCCTTGCTGATGCCAATGTACGCCTGGCCAGTCAGACTGCGCTGGGTGCTTTCTCGTGCCAGCTTTGCGCCTGGCCGGGTATCCCAGTCTGCGCGGTCCTTGCCAATCGGTGTGCCAGCGAAGTTGGTGTTCGTTGCCAGATCGATCAATGGGTCCACAACAGTCGGCGAGATGGTGGTCAGCGCACCGTGTGCCGTGAAGATGTTGCCGCCACCCAGTGGGTTGAACGACCCCATGATCTCGCCAATGGCGTTGAAGGTCTTTTTGCCTGCGTCCTTGCCACCTGTCAGCAGCAGGTCGGTGATCACGCGCCCGGTGTTGGGCAGTGCGTTCAGACCGAACTGAAGCGGGATGGCGATGTAACGCTTGTCGCCCATTGGGATGATGAACGCCCTGGCCTTCACGAACTCTGGTGGCTCATCGTCATCGAACCCGGCAGCAGCCAGCATCAGCGACTGGATCACGCCCAGCATCAAACCGCCTGCGATGATCTTCTTGCCTGCTGGGCCTTTGAGCGATTCAACCGTGCGTGCTGTACCTTGTACCGATGCGTTGAAGAAGGCATACAGCGGCCCCATCTCGCGGCCAGTGCGCCCTTTGCGGTTGAAGTCCACCGTCAGTTCACGCGCCATCTTGGCTGCGGCTGGACGGCTCATGCCTTTGTCCAACGCGGCCTTGTACGCCGACAACCGCACACCGTTCTCCAGTGTGGTGTTGAAGTCATCCAGCAGATCAAGGATCGAGTGCGCCACCCGGCCAGCAGAAGCTGTGCCGTCACGCTGCATGGCATCGAGGTCCTTCTGCACAGCCTCGGCACGCTTGAACGGGTCAATGAACAGGTCACGGTATCCCGTGCGTCCACCATCCTCTTGGAACTGCACCCACAGATCAGACCACGGTGTACGCTTCTGGTCGCCACGCACATCACGGGCGATGCCCTTCATGGCGGCTGGAATGTCACCCAGCACCTTGGCCTTCTGGTCCGCAATATCAGTGGTGGACAGGTTGACCAGTGCGCCACCAACGTCACGCACCACGTTGACCATGCCGAAAGCTGGGTTGTACTGCGTGTTGATGCTGGCAAAGTACCGTGTGGCTGTGCCAACCATTGAGCCTGCCAGATCGAAGTTGGTCAGGCCATCCTGGTTCTTGAGCGCACGCGCCATACGCATCGCGTCAGCGTTCTTGGCATTGAACAGGACAACCCGGTCCTCGCCATCCACCTTCACCACCAGCGCATTCTCCAGCCGCTTGTACATTGGGTTTGGCGTTTCCTGCACCAATCCGGTCACAGAATTGATGGTGCGGATTGTGGGCACACCCTGCATGCCTTGCTCGGCCTCAACAGGATCGACGCCCATCGCAGCCAACTCGGCACCGATCTTGTCGGCACGCATGTTGGGTCGAATGGTGGTCCACACCTCTTGGTTCGGGTTGCTCAGTGCCAGGCCATACAGGCTCATCGCCACCCGGTTCTTCTCTGCACGGGTGATTGCTGCCTCGCGCTGCATGAGGATGTGGGCAACCATGTTTGTCACATCACCTTCTGACCCCATCGCACGCTTGGATGCGCTGCCAGTCACGCTCATGCCTGACCCGATAGGGTGAGCAGGCGACTCCACAGCCTCATCCTTGAACAGTGGCACATAGTGCTTGTATGCACCTGTCCATGCATCCATCGTTGACTGCTTTTCCAGACCCTCGCGCACCAGCAAGTCGCGCGTGCTGGCCGTGATCGCATCGATCTTGTTTGCCAGCAACTGCAGCACCATGCGCTTGCCAGTGGTCAGTGCAGCGATGTGGTCCTGCGCTGCCTGTGTTGTCATCAGCACGCCTTGGCTATTTGTACCCGCACCGCCATCTGGCATCTCCGGGTTGACCTTGGCAATCTGTGCATTGCGCTCGGGTGCGTGGCGTGCCAGCAGGTAGTCGCTCAACTCGTTCTGTGTGACGTTGTTCTTCGCCATCGC